CACGTCCTGCTGGCCATGGGGTACGAGCCAGAGCAGGCCATGAGCGCCTTGCGTATCTCCGTTGGTTGGAATACTTCGGAGGATGATGTAGACACGATCATTCTGGCCGTCCGGCGGCGAGTGCAAGAATTGAGAGGAAGATAGCAGACATTGGCCTGCAACTGGTACAAGGGACACTACACAGCATGGGATAATTCAAAATCGCAACGGGCGCAATTATAACACGTAATGCGAGAATCCGCTGCGAAAGACAGGCGCTTTTGACAATCCCCGGGGGCCTGCCCCCTGGGCTCTTTCTGGTGGCCCCGGCTCACACCAAGGAAAGCAGCGGCGACACGCCTGAATGCGTGTGCTTTGGGCACTTTTTCGGGGGATTTCCTGCTTCAGCTTGTTTTGCAATATAATTTACTTTTATTGGAAAATATCTTGTGATAAATTGCGCTTTCTTATATAGAAAGCGCAAAATGGTGCAACTAGACTTGCAAGGTGCGGGGTGAAGGCCCAGATGGGCTGAGGGGGTGGTTTTCAAGTGGGAGGCGCCTTTTGAAGCAGGATTTGGGGTATGCTGAACTCCATTTCGTGCCATTGACCCAATTATTTTAGGCTTGTGGAAAGGAGGACTTACCTTGAGCCAAAAGCAAAGACGATTGAAAGTGCCGGACGAGAGTATTTTGGCCCACTGCGCCAACTGCGGGACCCTCCTTACCATGGAGACAGGGGCGCTGGCGACGCCGGACTGGTACAAGGAAACCCGATTTGTCCACTACTGCAAGGACTGTCAGAGCGGGCAATTTGAGGACTTTGTGGATTATGTTGGCGTGGATATGGCGTTTTACCTGTGCTGCGCAGCCTACAATCTCCCCTTTGTCCCCGAGGCCGTTCCCTCCCGGCGGAATGCGGACGGAGAGACATGGAAGATGTATCTGGAGAATCTGAAAATGCTGGACCAGGATGTAACCGACAACGGGGAACCGGCATCCTTCTCTGACGGCATGACCGACCTGGCCGTGATATTCGACAGGAAGGTACCGCAGAAACCGGCCTTTGCCGGAGGCCTGACCGCCGGCGGTGTAGCGGAGAAGCTGGAGGGCACCAGGGCCCAGCGGAAGAACTGGGGACTCTCTTACAAAACGGCGGAGTACAAGGAGCTGGACCGGCTCTATGGCATCCAGTCTAAAAGCTATCAGGACAGCGGGATCGATGAGGAATTGGAATTTAATTTGCGGGAGATATGCAAGCTTCTGCTGCTCTATAGCCAGCAGCTGGCGGCCGGGCAAATTAAACTGTCTAAAGAGACCTACAACGTCATTTCCAAGATGAAGGCGGACAACCTGATGCGGAAAAAGGATGAAGCCCCGGCAGCGGCCAAACAGATCGACACGCTGATGGCCTGCTTGGAGCGGAGGGGGCTGGCGAAAAGTGGGAAGCTGCTGGCTTACGATCAGCTCCTGACCTTACTGCAACAGGATCATCCCCATTATCCCATGGGACATGACATGCTGGACCAGATCATCGGCTGTATATGGAACACCATTCGGCTTAATGAGGGCTGTAGCGAGGCGGCAGAACTGCCGGTAACGCTCCAGGCAAATCCGATGTTCGGGGAACTGGAGGAGGGGAATTCTGGGCCGGAACGGAAGCTGATGCACGATATGGGGCTTTCCCCTGTGCAGAGAGAGAAGGAAATTCCAAATGGCGGCGGGTAAAAAATGGAATACCACCCTGCATCAGTGGGTAAAGGCAGGGCAGGAGCGGCCGGCTGACTACAGCGACGAGGATTGGGATAGCTGGAGCTTACTGCTGTCCTACTGGCGGTGGTATCCCGACCGGATGTTTGCGGTTCTTCTGGGGGAAGAGGCAGATTACAGTCTTACCCTGATCCAGTGCCTGATCCAGCGGATTTTTGCCCGTTATCAGGAGGTTTTCATAACCGGTTCCCGGGGAACTACCAAGACATACAATGCCATGCTGTCCAAAATGGCAGACTGTCTCCAGTGGCCCGGGGAAAAGGTGCGCTACTTTGGCCCTTCTTTGAAGCAAACTGCCGAAATCGCCCAGGGAACCTTTACACAGATAAGGAAGAATTACCCCGCCTTGGCCAGCCATTTCCACCAGACCAAGGCGGGCAATGATACCTTTGAGCTGGTCACCCAGGAGAGCTCGGAATTTACTATTGCCACCATGCGCGGGGACAACTGCCACCAGGTCCTCTGCGAGGAGGTAGGGCAGGAGGAGCAGCCCTTCTTCGACCACCGGAATTACCGGAACATTGTTTTGCCCTCGGTCCGGCTGCGGCACCAGGTAGAGCGGCAACCTGACCCGCTGCATATCGACTTTAAAAAGCACTATATCACGTCCGCCTGCCGGCAGCAGAATGAGGCGTATCAATACCGATGTGACATCCTGAAAGCAATGCGGGCTGGCCAGAGCGCTTTTATCCTGGACATTCCGTGGCAAGTGGCGGTCCTGTCCGGTATACGGGATCTGGCCTGGGCAGAGGACCTCCGGCGGAAGCTGTCTGCCGAGGAGTGGATGCGTGAGATGGAGAGCCGGTACACTGGTGTGGCGGAAAATCCGGTGATCCGGGATGCGGTACTCACCGAGGCCAAGAAAATTGAAGTCATGGAGACTCACCACTGCCAGAATCCATTTGCATTTTACATTATCGGTTATGACGTCTCACACGAGGAGGGCGCGCGGCACGCAAAATGCGCTACTACGGTTGTAAAGTGTACCCCACAGACAGCAGTGCACAAGAGAGGGACCTACTTGAAGCAGCTGGTCTATGTAAAGGACGGCAATCCGGCGGAAGCCAGCATTCAGGCCAGAAATCTAAAGGACCTTTGGCGGCAGTATTCCCTGGAGGGCTCCGGAAATCCCTGCTATATCGCAATCGACAACCGCCAATACGGCAAGGCGGTGACGGAGCAGCTGATGAAGGACATGGGCGACGGTCAGCCTCTGTGTTGTATAGACCACCAGTATCCCGACCTGGAACTGCCTGATGCGCTGCCGGTAATTTATCCGGTGATGGCCTCCAACGGCTACCGGGACACCGGAAAAGGGGACCCGGACGGAGAGATGCTGAAATATGCCGAGGTTCAATTTGAGCAGGGAAATGTCCATATTCTGACCACCAATGTCTACGACGGAGTAGAGGCCTACAAAAAATTTCACCGCATCAAGGACGGTGATGATGACGCCTTATTCGCCATCCCATACGCCAAGTGCCGGGAGATGTGTGGGCAGATATCCAACCTGAAGCGGAAAATGTCAGGGATGAATTGGAGCGAGGTGCGTATCTCCAAGGCCATCCAAAGAGATATGTGGTCCTCCTTCAAATATGCCCTGCGGTTGGCGCAGGTTCTGGAGCGAAGGAAGTTGGCCCGGGACGCCGCCCAGCCCTCCGACTGGACCCCGGTTATCCAGGCGGTTCAAGAGGGACGGATGAAGGCTCCGGCAGCCGTGTACGGACCGGTACCCAGAGTAATTGGAAGGACAGGGAAGCTAAGGTGAAATACAAATTGTTCGCCATGAAGCCCACAGAAGAAAATATCATCCGTATGTCCAAGGGCTACCATCGGGCCACAGCAGGATATCTCCTGGTTTATACTGCTGGGAGAAAGCCGGGGAAGTCGGTCCCAGTAGAGGTGGGACAGCTCTCTCCGGGAGATTTGGCATGGCTGGAGGAATGCAACCAAAGAATTCTGGAGGATACGGTCAACCGGGACAAGGATGTGCAAAAGAAAATGCTGAAATTTCTGGACAGACTGCAAGTGGAACTGGACGCCGAAGAAAAGAAACTGAAGGAGGCTGGCCATGGCTGATTTTAAAACTCAAATGCTGACAGAATTCTCCGCCCTGGCCGCCCGATATGAGGGGATGCCTATGGAAGCGGTGATGGCCGCTTATTCCCGGGCCACAGGGAACCCCTGGATTCAAAACCAGCGGGTACGGCAGATACAATCTATGCCTGCCGACTACGGAAAGGACGCAGTGGCGGAGGCTGTGAAATACCCGGGCGGACATGAGCAGATGCTCCGGCAGACCCATCGGGCGCTGGAGGCAACAGCTTATCCCATGTTCAAAATCCGGAAGGTTTACACCGACCTGCTCAGTTACAATTATTACACCGCTCCTGCCTTTGCCTCTGCGGAGGACGTGAAAAAGCCGGAGTTTTGGCGGGAAATAGCGCTGCTGGATAAATTCTCCCAGGCACTGGAGCCAACCGCGTCCGCCCACAAGATAGCCGGACAGGCCATCCAGGATGGGAAGTGCTTCTATACCCTTCGTTTTAGGGCGGACAAGAGCCACAACCGCATGGAATACGCCTTTTTACAGCAGCTTCCTGCCGACCGGGTAAAAATCGTGGGGTTCAACAACATCTCAGGCTATACCGTGTCCTTTGACCTGTTCTATTTTCTTCAGCCCGGAACCGACTGGAGGCAGTTTGGCGATCTGTTCAAGCCCTATCTGGACCCATTCAGCGAGGTGCTGCGGCCTCAAAAGGGCGTGGTGTTTGCCAGTAAGCAGGGCTGGGGGGTGGATCTGGCAGCGTTCAAGGCGCTGGGCGAGCTGCCGGGCAGCCCGGAGCCCTACATCCAAAACGGGAAGTGGGCTTATTGGGTAACCCTCCCCCCGGAGAAAGTGTGGACCTTTGAGATTGACGATACAAACGCAGTGGCGGCCTCCCCCATGAGCGGTCTGTATCTGTCCATGCTTGCCATTGCCCAATATGAGCAGGTACAGCTGGAACTGGTGCAAAATCCATTGATTGCGGTGATGACCGGCGAAATTCCATACCGTAATGAGCAGGGAGCCAGTCAGGACGACCAGTACCGGCTTTCCAACGGCGGACGGCTGCTGTTTGAGACACTTTGGTATCAGATGATGGCCCAAAACAACACCTCCGGCATCGGGCTGTTCCTGGCCCCGGCCAATAACCTGAAGCTTCATCAGTTGTCTGAGGCGCCCAGCGCCACCGAGATTTCCACCAATGGCTATGGCTACGCCGTGGAGAAGTCGGGGCTTTCCGGGCTGATCCCCATTACCGACGAGCCTCGGGCGGGGACTGTGAATATCTCTGTGAAACTGGAAAGCCAATACTGCAACCGAATTTATCAGCAGTTTGAGCGCATGATGAACTGGGCGTATTCGTCACTGAATTTACGCTTTTGCTGGCGGTTCCATATGTTTGGGAACATCTATGACGATGAAAAGGAATTATCCCGGATGAATCAGAGCATGGCAATGGGTATCCTGCCTGACCTGTACCGCTACAACGCTCTGATGAAGCGCTCCCTGCTGGATGACCTGAGCATGAGTGCCGCGGTGAAGGAAAGCGGTGTGCTGAATATGCGGCTGCCCCTGGTGACCAGCTATACCGCCAAGAGCGGAAACTCAAGCCTCCCACCCGGCGACAACCTGGGGGGACGGCCGTCAATCGACATCAGTGACGTGGAGAGCGAGGGGACGGAGGACATGATAGATGCCGAATAAAACGCGAAGGGGGTAAAAAGGTATGCTGAAACAAAGCTGCGAGGATAAAAACACCAGGTATTTCTGTGTAGCCGGCATCCGGCTGATTTTCCGAAATGGAAAATATGCTGGATGGTACCGGCCTTGATCAGGAGGATGAGCATGAGAAAACGTGAGATTTACAACTATGAAAACCCGCGGTTTGCCCCTCTGCGGGACCCTATGCGGGGGGCTATGCGGGCCTTTCTCAATGCGGAACGGTACTTTGCCACCATCAAGGGGGTGGTCTGGGGCCGATTCGGGATGAAGTATCTCGGTGATGCCATCCACAGCCTGGAGCACCTTCAGCCCGAGCGGATCGACCGTTTCGGCAACGCCTTCCACCAGCTTGGGCTGGAAATCGAGTATCCGGCTACCCAGGAGCTGGCCGAGCCCCTGCCCGACCTGGACGAGGTGTTCCGGGTGTGCGTGGAGGTGGTGGACAGCGTGGAAACCGCCTTGGCCGGGTTCATCCGGAAGGCGGACGAAGCGCAATGCTGGACTCTGGGCCGGGAGGCAGAGAACCTCCAGATGGATAACAGCGCCGACCGCACCCAGCTGCTGGAGGCCTGGAGTATGTGGGACAACGGCGTGAGCGCATCCAGCTTCGACAAGTATGTGCGCCAGCTGTATGGAGGTGAGGACGATTGATCAAAACAAAAGGTAGCGCCCCCCACATGGGCTCCCTGCGGGTGCTGAGCCAGGACAGCGACCTCAACTATGAGGTGGAGCTTGATGTGCTGCGCTCTGGGGTAAACCGGAACAAATGGGACTTCCGCAACGTGGAGCGGTACGCCAGCACCTTTTTGGGTACCCCCATTCTCTGCGCCTTTGTGGAGGGACAGATTGGGGACGGCCACAACATGAAGGAGTACAGGGACAAGGACGGCAATACCCGGTATTCCTTCCTCTCCCCCACCGCTGAGCGGATCGTGGGCACCATCTACGACGACCCATCCGCTATCCGAACGGAGGAACGGGAAGGGGAGACCTGGGTGGTGGCCCGGGGCAAGCTGTGGCGGTTCTATAACCCGGAGCTGGTGGACAAAATCGCCCGGCAGGGGAAAATGGAGGTCTCCGCCGAAACCGACGTATCAAGCAGCTACCAAAGCGGGGCTGTGGACGTGTTCGAGGCCTGGAAGGGCCTGGGCGTGACCATCCTGGGAGACCTGGTAGACCCCGCCGTCCCCGGGGCCAATATCAAAGCGTTTGCCGCCTTGCAGGAGCGGTTTATCCAGTTGAAAGCGGCGAGCCGTGCCCCCGGGAAAGAACCGGGGAGAAGTGAAAAAGGAGTGACAAAGTTGAGCAAAAAGATCCTGATGAAGGAGCTGTCGGCCAAGTTTGAGGGCTGTCGAATTTTGGCCGTCAGCTCCAGCGGGAACCATGTTCTGCTGCTGAACGGCGATATGGTACCCTGCTCCTATGAATTCCTGGAGGCCGACCACGGCGTGGTGATCCAGGAGCGCATTATCCCCGTTCCCCTCCCTGTTTCCGTGGCCTTCAACGAGGCAGAGAAGCTGGAGGTGGATTGCGCCGACGTCATCGGCGACGCCGTAAAGGAAGCCTGCGACCGGGCCGAGGCCGCAGCCAAGGAGTGCGAGGCCGCCAAGAGCGAGCTGGCGGACTGTAGGCAGCAGCTGGCCGCCATGACTGAGCGGGAGAACGCCCGGCGGATGAAAGCCTGTGAGGAGGCTGTGAAGAGCCAGTTGGAGGAGGCAGTGAAGAACCTGTCCATTGACCGGGCGCTGGGCGACGACGTCCTCAAGGATGTGTCGGAGGGCAAGTATATGAACAGCGTGGACGCTGAGGGCAACTTTATCGGCGACCAGCTGGCGGTGAACGCCCTGCTGGCCAAGATCGGCGCGGCCCAGATGAGCGCGGCCCAGAAGCCCACCCGGTACGCTTGGGAGGGCGGGGCCGTCCAGAACAATTCCAAGGGCGACTCCCTGGCCGAGGCCATCGCCCGGATTTCTGATTGACGAGAGGAGATAACGAATATGGCAAGTATTCCTAACACCGGTTTCGAGGTCAAAGTGACCAATATGCAGTATAACGCCACCCAGAACATTGCGGGCACCTTCCAGAGCGCCGCCGGCGAGGCCGACATCTGCCCCTCCGGGTTCCTGTGCACTCGGAAGGAGCTGCTGCCCAACAGCGGCTATGGTACCGTTCTGAATGGCAACGCCTGGGTGATGGAGGCGACCGCCTCCGGCGCGCCCTCCGCCGCCGGGACCATTCCCAAGATTTACGCCTTCAACAGCTACGACGTGAACAAGGCCGCCCAGGGGGACAACCGCTGGATGGTGGGTGCCAACACCTTCGGACTGGAGCTGCCCGCCGGTGACATCGGCACCTTTACGGAGATCATCGAGAATGAGCAGTATGTGTTCGGCGCTGGCAACTTCTCCACCGCCCCCGCCGACCTGGCCACCACCAAGTACGCCACCATCCAGGACGGCCTGCTGGTGGCCTCCGCCACCGCCCCTGCCGCCGGCGCTGGCTTCTGGTTTGAGATCACCGAGAAGGTCAGTCCCACCGTGGGTACTCGCAGCTGGGGTGACGCCTACCGGGTGATCGTCCACTACAACGGCCCTGCGGCCTGAGAAAGGAGAAAATGAAATGAGTCTGAAACTGAACAGCTTCCCTGTTGAGCAGCTGAAGGTGGCCGACGACGGCCAGAAGGTGGGCAACATCTCCCGCAGCGACCTGGTGGCCACCGGGCGGCTGCTGACCCTGGAGTACAACGGCAGGGCCACCAATGCCATCCACAAGAACGAGGAGTATACCCCCAAGCTGGACAACATTGCCTACGCCAATTTGTCCGCCGGCCACCGGAAGAACCTTCTCATGTTCTGCGCTGGCCGGGCCTATGCGCTGGAGGGAAAGCCTGCTCCCGAGAATTACGACCAGGTGAAGAACGATCTGTCCCTGGCCCGGAACCGGACCTTCCTGGCTACCCTGGCAGGTATCGTCCAGGAGGTCATCACTCCCGTGCTCCCCTATGTCATCTCCAATGTGGGCGGCCGGCTGATGGAGTCTACCACGGTACCCCTGGGCCAGACCAAGGAGATCACGGTACACTCCAACGACTGGTTTGTCTTCGAGGATTCCAGCTGGGGCGCTTCCCGGTCGGCCAGCCTTAACCACCTGTATGACGACACCGTCACCCTGAACCCCCGGCCCTATTCCTGCCGGGTGCAGATCAAGTGGTTCCAGCTGGTGGCCAACGACGAAGATATCGGCTTTTTCTACAACGCCATTATGGCGGGGGATTACAACCGGATCATGGCCAACTTTGTCCAGGCGGTAACCACCTTGGCCACTGATGCCCGGTACGTGCCCAGTTACCTGAAGTTTACCACCTATAACTCCGCCAACTGGGGCAATGCCATCGTGGGTGTGTCCGCCGCCAACCGGCTGCCCCGGAGCCAGCTGGTGGCCTATGGCGAGTACCGGGCCCTGCAGCAGGTACTCCCCAGCGGCACTCCTTCTGACGCCGCTCTCACCTATGGCCTGGGCCTGGAATGGATGCGCAACGGCTTCCTTGGTGTGGCCGGCGGCGTGCCTCTGTTTGAGGTTCAGCAGACCATGCTGCCCGGCACGGTGAACACCACCGGAGAGATGATGTTCCCCAAGGACATGATCATTATTGCGGGCCGGGCGGGAAGCGCTTACGCTCCCGTCTACACCGCCTTCGCCGAGGGGTCCCCCCTGGTGGTGCAGATGGACCCCCGGGAGACTGGCGATATGTCCATTTACATCGACGTCACCGCTGTGATGGATACCAAGATTGTGATGGGCAGCAAGGTGGCCGTGATCACCAACGTAGGCGGCTAAGGAGGTGCGAGATATGGGTAGACCCAAGAAAAATCCCGAGGGCTTGAATGAGGAGCTCGTGGCGGAGATCATTTCGGAATATGATATCCCCCAGGAGACACCGGAGACTCCCTTCGAGGGGCATCCGGACCCTGTAGGGCCTCCCGGTGAGCCGGGTGTTCCCGTCAAAACCGACGAAGTGTCTGAACTGGAGGCCCTGCGCCGGGAAGTGGCCGAGCTGCGTGCGCTGGCCAAGGGTCAGGCCGCCCAGGTAGACGGCGTGGTGGAGCTGACCTTTATCGCCGCTGTCTCCCCGGATAACGTGACCTCGTTGGGGGATTACGGCTCCCTCAACGGGGTGGGCGGCTACATCGAGATCCCCCGGAAGGAATTCGGCGGCAAATTTATGACCCCCGTGGTCCGCTCCCTCCTCCGGGATAGGAGCCTGATCGTCTGCTCCGGCCTGAATGAGGCGGAACGCAAGCGCTACGGCGTGGACTACCGGGAGGGAGAGCTGCTGGACATGGACGCCTTTGACCGGCTGCTGGACATGGGCCTGGCCACCCTGACCACCCTGTTCCGGAAGCTGTGTCCCGAACACAAGGCTTTCGCCGCCACCCGGTTTATCACCGCATATGAGAAGGGAGACAACCGTATCTCCCGGGAGAAAATCGAGCCGCTGAACGACATCTCCAAGGAGATCGACTCCAGCGGAATGTTCAAACCCATCTTGAAGGGTATGAACCAGGAATAAAAAAGGAGGGGCATCTCTCATGACGACCTGGACCGAGATCACCTGTGATTACGCCTTGCTGTATATCAACGACGACCGCATGACGGAAAAGCTGAAAACAAACCCGGCCAGGTTCTTCCGGGAGATGTCCCTTTATGTCAAATCAGCCATCCCCCGGTTCAACAGGCCGCCGGAGATCACCGATTACCTAAAGCAGGGGACCGGACCGGTCTTTGATTCCTTTCTGTGGATGGCCCCGGAGGGGGAACCCGGCCCGGCCACCGTCCCCACAGGGAAAACCGGATATGAGCTGTGCAGCGTTGTGGCAAGGGGGTCGGACCGGTATGGAAACCTGATTGAGGTCCCCACCCCTGCCCGATATGACTCCGAAACCGGGGAGGTGACCCTTGAGGCGGTCACCCCCGGCACGGTATATGACTTCGACTTTTACACTGACGGCGCCTTTGAGTATGACCTGACCCAGGAGATGAAGCGTATCCTGGGGCTGTGTGTGCAGTCGGTTTGGGAGACACGCTTCACTTCGGCGTGGCTGCCCCGGGAGGCCAAGGCCACCGACCGCTCCTTCTCCCCGCCCAACGAGGCCAACTGGACCCGGGCCCAGGAGGAGAAGCGGCGGAGCCTGGAGGCTACGCTGAACGAAGAATTGCGAAATTATGAGCAGACCTGTGCCTATATGGCCGCCGTAGGCGGGCGCAGTAGCAAGTTTTTATAGGAGGAGACAGCATGGTGGGGAATTATTTCCGCTGGGCAGGATGTTATGACCCGGAGGCGGGTGGCCGGCAGACCACACTTTGGTACTGTGACGACGAGACGGCCCGGAGCATGTGCCAGAATTCCGAGGAGTTGTCCCCCGGGGATGTGCTCTATGTGGCAGATGGCTCGGCGGTGTACACCGTCAACTCGAAGGGGCAGGTGGTGGCGGCATGACAGGAAAACCCGCAGATATCGCCCTAATGAAAGCGCTTACCGGGAAAGGCGGCGAAAGCAGTGGAGGAGGCGGCGTGACCCCCAATATCCAGGCCACGGCCTCTACCATCCCCGCCGGGAGCGAGGCCACTGTTACCCGGAGTGGGAGCAACACCAATCCGGTTTTTCACTTTGGTATCCCGGAGGGAAAACAAGGCGCTCTTGGCCCGGCTGGCGCCCAGGGCCCGGAAGGAAAACAGGGCCCTGCTGGGGCCCCCGGTGAGCCCGGCCCCCAAGGCCCCGCCGGACCGAAAGGAGATACCGGCGAACAAGGTCCCCGAGGCCCTGCTGGCCCTGCCGGGGAGGCCGGGGCCCAGGGGCCCGCGGGGAAGGATGGTGCTCAGGGCCCCGCTGGCCCACAGGGAGAACAGGGCCCTCCCGGCCCGGCTGGAGGCGTGACCCAGGAGGAACTGGAGCAAGCCCTCTCTGGCAAGCAGGACGCCCTAACCGCCGGAAACGGCCTCACCATAAGGGACAACGAAATCCTGGCTAACTGCCCCACGGTGCCAATCACGCTGGAAGAGTACAACGCCCTGCCGGAGGAGGAGAAAAACCGGACCGACCTTGTCTACGCCGTTACGGATGACAACGGAACCGGAGGCGGGATTCGATATGGCGGTGAGATTATAGCAGACGTCGGGGGCGGCGGTACCTCGGGCACAGTAAACTGGGAGGATATCAACGGCCGTCCGGATTTAAGCGCAGTAAGCTCCATGAAGGTTCAGCCTGCCACATTACTGCCCGAAGTGTGGTTTAACAACCGGCAGATTATCAGCGTCCCGGATGTTCTTGCCGACGAAGCCCAGCAGCTGATTGTCCCTGTACCGGCGCAGGCGTCCAAAGCGGCGTATCTCGCAAGCGGGATAAAGGGGATTTCCCAGGCGGCTGGGAAGCTGACCTTTCAATGCTCGACCGTCCCGACGGAGAGCATTTCGCTCAACATCTACATTTTGGGCGCCGCTGAAATAAAGCAGGAAGCCGCCGGTAAATTTGTCTGGTGGAGCCCCAAAATGACCGGACCTGAAGCGCCGGAGCCCTATAAAGCAAGCGCCAGCAGTTCATATGACAACAACTTAGTACCCTACAAAGCATTCGATGGGCAGCCCTCCACGGATGGCTTTGGTACTGGCGGTATGTGGACAAGCGCCGACCACGCGAAGGCTGCCTACATTCAATTTGACTTTGGCCGCCGGATGTTCATAAAAGGGCTTCGCATCGATCCGGCCTATTCCATTTACGGCATAAGTACTCCCAAATGGTTTTATGTTTCCGGTTCGGATGACGGAACCAACTGGAATGAGATTGCGGCATACTCCAATGTCGAGTGGGCAAGCATGGGCGAATACAGTGAGTTCGTGCTGGAAGAACCGGTCATATATCGGTTTTACAGGATAGGAGCATCCAATGTCCAATCTTCCGATAGCTTTAATGGAAGGGTTGGCTATGGCGACATTCAATTTTCAATACCGGAGGCGTACGATGTCAATTCTTAATTATTATGATCCGGAGATAAACACTTCCGGCGGCGGGAGTGAAGGTACGCTGGGACCGTCCCTGGTGCGCGCACCTGTCGGAACGATTGTGGTGTGGTCAGGTGACATGGACAATATCCCGGACGGCTGGGCCCTTTGTGATGGCCAGGACGGCAGGCCAGACCTGCGGGACAAGTTTGTCCTGGGCGCGGGCGGAACGTATAACCCAGGTGCCGCAGGGACCGTGGGCAGCGGCGGGGACCTGGCCTACTCCGCCCAGTGTTACATCGTCAAGGTAACTGCCGACGCTACAGACGGCTTGACTGGTGAGGTCTACTCTACAGAGGAAATCCGCATCGGGACGTGGATTGACGGCAAGCCGCTGTATCGAAAAGTGGCCACCTTTACAAATCTTAGCATAGGGACCACCCAAACAAGAACGGTTATGGGCAACTATTCCACCTGGGGAGTAGAACAGATCACTTCATTGCAAGCCATTGTAAGAACGCTCAATTGGACTAAAAATAGTGAGTGGCATATTACCCGGCTTTACAATGATGCGGCACACTGGGTTGCGGTTTCAGCAGATATCGTTGAAAAAGATTTTGTCTTTGTGGGGCAATGGGAATACGCGACAAATTTTAATGTGACTGTTATCCTGGAATATACCAAAACCACAGATCAGGCAACCATTGAGCTGCCAGCTTTTGTGGAGCAGCAGGACGATTCTGCCGCAAACACAAATATGACCGAATCGGAGGTGTAAGCTGTGCATGATAACAACTGCAGCGACTGTCCGGTGAGCGCCCGGGTGGACAGCCTGGAGAAGGAATTTGACCGGTACCGGGATGGTTCGGGGAAGACCCACAAGGAGATGTTCGAGCGGCTGAACGCCCTGGAGCAGGCGAAAACGTCCTTGGAGGCCAATCTGGACAGCATTAACGCCCAGCTGAAAAAGCTGGTGGACTACATGGAAAGCGAGAAGGACAAGCCCAACAAGCTGCTGGACAAGCTAAAGGAGAACTCCATCTGGCTGGTGCTGGCCGCTATTCTGGGGTTGGTAATGGGGAGGATTGGGCTGTGAAAAGACTGCTGGACAAGCTCAGGGCGGTGCCCCACCTGTTTGCCAAGTGTATGGTGCTGTGGTGTGTTCTGTGCGGGACCGTGGCCTGCGCCTGGTCGCTGCGCATCCTCTCCCACACCGGCCAGGACCCCGCCGCCCTGCTGGGGGTGATCCTGGTCTTCTTCGGCGGCGAGCTGCTGCTGATGTGTCTGAAGACCATTTTAAACGAGAAGAAGAGAAAGGACGATTCAAATGACTGACCTGACCGTTATTATCCCTATTTTGGGCGTGCTGGTGGCCCTGACCAACATCATCGTCCAGGTGGTGAAAAAGGCCACCTGGGACAAGCTGCCAACCAACATTGTGGCCCTGCTGGTGGCGGAGGCGCTGACCGTATCCGCCGGTATCGCCTGCTGCCAGATCAAGGCGGCGGCCATGACCTGGTACATCGTGGCCGCGCTGGTTGTGGGCGGCTTCATGGTGGCCTATGCGGCTATGTTCGGATACGACAAGCTGCTGGAGATTATGAGGTGGAGCGATGACTGCTGAAAAAGTTCTGGAGATCGCCAGGAAAGAGATCGGGGTCAAGGAGTTCCCAGCCAACTCCAACCGGGTGAAGTATAATACCGCCTACTATGGCCGGGAGGTCTCCGGGAGCAAATACGCCTGGTGCTGCGCCTTTGTCTGGTGGTGCTTCAGGCAGGCCGGGGCGTCTGAACTGTTCTACGGCGGGGGAAAAACCGCCTACTGCCCCACACTGAAAAACTACCACAAGGCGCAGGCTGTCAAAGGAAGCTACAAGCCTGGGGACGTGATCTTTTTCAACTTTAAAGGCGGGAGCAACGCCGCCCATGTGGGCATCTGCGAGAGCTGGGATGGGTCGTACATCACCACCATAGACGGCAACACAGGCTCCGGCAACCAGGCCAATGGCGGGGCCGTCATGCGGCAGAAGCGGGCAAAAAAGTATATCGTAGGAGCGTATAGGCCGTCTTATAAGGAAAAGGAGGTAATTCCAGATATGACCGAGGAACAGGTTAAAAAAATCGCGCAGACAGTGGTGTCCCAGATAATGGAGGCTGACAGCTATCGGCTGTTCGCTGCAAATATGGACCGCTACAGAAAGGAGCTGTGGACCCTGCCCGGGGTGGCCTCCGGCACGATGGCCGAAGAGATGCAGCGGGCAGTCGCCGCCGGTATTACTGACGGTTCCGGCCCCCAGGCCCTCCCTACCAGGCAGGAGGTCGTGTCGATGATCGTTCGGGCGGTGCGGTAGCATACCTGCATTTTTATGAAAAACATGCAGGTACTGGAACACATTAAAAACGCCGCACTGCTGAGTGCTCCCTCTGGTTGTGCAGGGAACGGGCCTTCCCCGGCAGAGACCGGGCAGCAGCGGCAGTATATGGATGACCCGTCCCGGCGATTCCTGGAAAAAATGGCTCCCTACGCTACCGACTTTTTTGGGGCTGAGGTTCAGGGCCTGGATCCGGAGGACTTCTGGAAAACAGCTTGGTATGAGATACGGGCGGCGGATACCTTTCCTTCGGCATCCATTTCCGAAAGCTCCCGCCATAACGACTGGAAAACCATTATATTCAGGCGAAGGGACATCGACTATATCCCCACCGGCGCCAAGGTGTGGTTTTGGAAGTCCTGCTGGCTGGCCTGTAATCCCAACAACATAGGCGGCCCCTTTTCCACTGCTGTGGTCCGCCGGTGCAACCGGAACTGGAAGCGGTATGACTACTATGGCAACATCCTCAGCGAGCCCTTTGTTGTAGAACACCCCTCAACCAGAGCCAACGCCAACGAGTATAACATCTATGAGGGGCTGCCCGACCACTACAACAACTGCGTGATGCAGTATAACCCTCAGACCATGGACCTGAGGGAGAACGACCGGATCGTGATGGGGAAGGCAGTGTACGCTGTGCGGGGGCTGAGCGACTATATTCTGGACTTTTCCACCGAGGAGGAATCTGCCCGGCTGCTGTACTTCTCCCTCTATTTTCAGCAGCCCACCGAACGGGACGACCTGGAGTTAGGCATTGCGGACGGGAAGGCCTTTTCCTGGGAGATATCGGTGGATGGGCCGCGAACCCTTCAGGCGGGGCAGACGGCGCAGTTTACCGCTTCCTCTCTGCGCTGCGGCACCGCGCCTGACCGGCCGGCGTCTTACCTGTGGGAGAGCCTGTCCACTGATCTGCTCCAGGTAGACGGGGCCGGGAATGTAACCGCCCTGACCCAGGGGACCGGGACGATCCGCTGCACCCTGGAGCAGAACCCGGATATCTTCACCGACAGCACCGTAACGGCGGCGGCCGGGCTGTCCTGGGCGTCCAGCATACCGGAGCGGCTGCCCATCTACCGGGAGCTCACCCTGGCTGTCCAGAGTGATAGGCCGGTGACCTGGTCTTTTACCGGGCCACCAGAGAATCTTTATGAGGCCAGCGTTCAGGGGAAGACCGCAGTCCTGACCAGCTATTTCCCCAGTGACATCCCACTGGCGGTGTCGGTTACCGACGGAGAGAATACATTGAACACCAAAATTTCATTGACTGCGAGGTGACAACGTGATCAACAGACCTATGTGCCCCAAGGGGCAGAGAAAGCCCGACTCTCCCTGCATCTTCTGTGAGGACTGGTCCTACTGTGCCCATCAGTTTTACTGCCCGGACACAGGACAGTATGAGAATACCGGCTTTCGGGAGTGCCGGAAGCGGCAGCCGGATGGCCAGGCACTTCCCAAAGAGGAAAAAACGGGAACGGAATTGATCCAGAAAGGGAAAAAAGAGACCGGAATTGAGGGAAAGGAGCACGAAAATGGAACACAGAAGACTAACAGAAAAAGACGTCGCAGGGGCTGATACCTATCTGACGCTGGCGGTGAAATCCGCCCTGGCCCAGGTTTTGGCTCCCGGGTGCATTGAAAAAACCGAGGCACAGCCTCCCCGCTGGCGGGAAAATATAATCGGCCGGAAGCTGGTGGAAACCTACGTGCTGGCGGGGTGTTATCTCCACCTGGTTGACATCTCGGGACTGGACAAGCCAGAGCCGGAATTTGATTTTACCCTTTACCAGTACGACGAACTGTCCCAGCTGGAGGCAGAGCTTTACCGGCTGAACGCCTTGGAGCTGGTGAGGGATTACAGGCTGTTTCTCGATATTCTTGACCGGGAGGTGCGCAGCCAGCTGGAGGAGAAGAACGATCCGCTGAAGCGGATGGGGGAAGCGCTGGAGATAGAGATGTCCCCGGAGGTAATGACGGCGCTCCGGGAAGCTGCTGAGAAGTCCGCGGCTCCGGGGGGTGAGGATGCTTGAGCATCCCGCCCACCTACCCCTATGAAAAGGATCAGCGCTATGTGACCCTCCGGGGGGCCGAGGCTATCCCCCGTCAGGTGGTCAGCTATCTGCTGGATCTCCCCCTTCCGGGCTACATCCCACCCGCCGGAAATGAGTATCCCCGTGCCCGGCTGATGAAATATCTTTTTCATGACGGGCTTTCTCCCTTGGACGGCCCTCTTCCCACCCCGGAGCAGAAGCTGGCGCTGGTTTTTGACCCTCTGCGGCAGACCGACCCGCCGGATAAGGATAAGAGATACCGGATTTTTCCTCAGGCATACATCAACCAGACCGAATTCGAGGGGAGAACCGTGCTGCGTTGCTATATGGGACAGACCGTTGCCAGGAGCGTGCACCACTGTGAATTGTCGGTGATCTTTGAGCTGATGACCAACAATATCTATGAGGGCGCAGCGGGGACCGCCCTGTCCCGGACCTTTGCGATGGAGTGTGCTTTGCTGGAGGCGCTAAACGGGGTAAACATCAGCGGTGTGGGCACATTCTACTTCGACAGGAGACAGCACCCTGGCTGCGGCTCCTGGGCCATCGACGACCGGGGGACCAATGTGGGCCGCCGGGTGGTTCTGGGGCTTACCTGGGGGGCAGAAGCATGAATTTTTGCGCCCTGTTCAAGGATGATCCGGAGGAATGGAACGGACTGCTGGTTTATCCGGTAAAAATGCAGGATTATCCCGTCTTCCTATCGGCGTGTGAGTGCATTACCGCCGCTCAGCAGACATTTCCCTATCCATTTTCCACTATGCGGTATCTGGAAGCTTTGTTTGCTATGGAGGGGGCACTGCCCCGGCTGGCACTGCTGCTGAAGCTGGCGCTGCGCCTGCCCGACGGCGACACCCTCCCCATTTACCCCGGAACAAGCGGGGATAAGATTATGTCGCTGCTGATTGTGCAGGGGGAGCGGAAAGGAGAGATCACTGCGAAAAACTTTGGCGGGCTGCGGGAACTGATCGCCTGGCAGAACGGTCTGGAGCTGCCTGATGAGACAGACAACGCCGAGCTGCTGCAAGCCAGACGGGACCTGTCCGGGGCGGCCGGAATGGCGCTGAAGGCCAGCCTGGAGGATCTTGTGTATTCCGTGGCGCTGAAAGCCCGGGCTGATCCTGAAGAGATTATGAGCTGGACGGTACGTCGGTTCCAGGCCGTGGAACGGGCCATAGATCGGGCGGAGGGCCACAGAATGGCTTCCGTCACCCTGGCTGCCGGGGGCAGATTCAAGGGGGGCAACCCCTACCCCTCCTGGAAATACGATCGGGAGGAATCCATTCAAGCTGTGGAGCCCCTCAGCGCCCTGTCCGGGCGGCTGTCTGGCTCTGTGGAACAAAAATGAAAGGAAGGATTTTTAACATGATAAAAGCGACTCTGAACAATCGGCCCCTCTATGCGAAGGGCACCATGGACATTAAGTGCTTTGATCCAAGCACTAACGACCTGATCTACTTCTCCAACAAAATGAGCACCAGCCAGCTCCAGAGCCAAGTCAACCTGGGGGCCATCAACGCCGGGATCGGCAATCCTGTGGTAATTCAGATTCCCGATACCCCCAGCCTGACTATGAATCTGACTGCCGCCGATTTCTCCTTGGCGGGCCGGGCCCTGGCTGTAGGCGGCAACGTGACCTTTAACGGCGTAGTCCCAGTGGACGAGGTTGTGGAGGCGGATGGGATTGCCCTGAAGGTGGCCCAGACCCCCGTTGCCCCTCTGGGTGGCTGCGACATTATCGGTTATGTGGGCAACGACGGCGCAGCCTATAAGATCGACCCCGCCACCATGGAGCTTCAGGGCTTTACCGCCACGGCGGGGGAGAAATACTGCGTCCACTACTACACTCAGAACGCCGGGGCGCAGCAGTTCAGCGTGGATACCCTGATGAATCCGGCTGTGGTGCGCACCCTTATTACCATTCCGGTGTATGCCACTGAGAGCAAGGAGGCCAATCCTCTGACCGGTTCCCGGGTGGGTAGTCTGTACATCACCATCCCCCGTATGCAGTTCAACGGCGACGTGTCAACCGAGGGCAGCCAAACTACCCCCGCCACCACCGTGATGAACGGCACGGCCCTGAGTTATGACGAGGCCTGCGAGGCGGGTATCCAGTGCGGCTCTGCTGTCTCTCCCAAGCTGGCCTATATGGTATTGGAACTGTTCGGTTTCCCCGACCAGTTTGCAACCGGGCTGGCTATCGTAGGCGGCGCTGACATTGATGTAAATGCCGGGCAGACCGCCCCCATCCCCGTGAAGTACATCATGGAGGACGGCAGCCTGGGCACCCCCCTCATGTCTGACCTGACCTTTGAGAGCGCCACGCCCGCCATCGCTACAGTGTCTCCCCAGGGCGTTGTGACCGGCGTGGGCAACGGAACCACGGAGGTGACCATCACCACTAAGAGCAAGAAGGCCCTGACGGTGACTGCCAACGTCACTGTGACAGGCGGCGCCGTGGTGGTTCCAACCGCCGATGTGGACTTTGCCCTGACCACCCCCGTCCCTGACACCGATAATACCATCACCGGTGGCGGCGCGGACAAGACTGTGGCTGTGAAGGCGGCCGCCGGTACCACCAGCGTGGTGCTCACCGGGACTAAGACAGCGGAGCAGTCGGTAACCGTGGGCGGCGCCAACGCCGCCGACGTGACCCCTGGCGGCACCGACACCACACCCACCTATACCGTGGACACCTCCGGCGGCTCCAAGGGGTTCACCCTGGCTGTGTCTGAGAGCGGAAAGAGCGGGATCACCTATACCGTGGCTGTGACGGTTGGTTGACATTATGCCAACGAGGGAGGGGGCGCACACTGTGCGCCCCCACTCCCTCGTTTCTCCCAGGGCCTGATGGAAGACCTTGGGAGAAGCGAGGCGATTTTATGAGCTTTATTCAAAAATATAATGATCTTCTGGCAAAGCTGGAGACTGCTGTGGATGACGCCCTGGAACATGAGGTGGCCGAGGAGGTTAAGGACATCATGGAGGAGCAGACCGAGTATCAAGTCTATTCCTATGAGGCCTCCGCTATGGCTATGGCCACCCGCCGGTTGGACAACGGGG